TTGATGTCCACAACCGTAGGGTCAACACCCTTGGATACTGCGGTTTGAATAGCTCCTGCAATAGGATCTTGAATAGTAACTGCTTTGCGGTTCCTAAAAGCAGCAATGTTATCCTTAGTTCTCTGGAAAGGATTGCGTTGTTGTGGTGCAAAAGCTGGATCTATTCCCTGTTGAGCAAATGCGTTACGGGCTGCAGCGTTGTTTCCTCTAACTGCAACTGTACTGATGACATGACCAACCATACCTAAACTAGCACCAAACAATGCTCCTGCTGCTGCAGCTCCCACTACTTCGTCCATACTAAAGACTGATTGCATATCTGGGTTGTAAAAGTACAATGAGTTAGCAAGGGCAATGTTTTCTTTCTGTCCCACATAATCAATTAGGGAGTTAGAGGTTGCTCCGACCAAAGCACTTGCTCCTGTTGTGCGGAGAACACCCCACTGCATAGCTAACCGTGGAAGTTTGCCATAGCCCGTCAAGTACCAAGCACTTGACATGACCTGCTTAGCTGCAGATAATGTTTTGTAAAGAATCTGGAGACCTCGACCTACTCCTACGGCTGCGCCTACTACGGCTCCAACTGGAGCTGCTCCACCAGCCGTAGGTGCTCCAAAGAAAGCTGCACCAATAGCTGTATCTACAGCAATAGTACCACCAATTTCTACAGCAATTTCTGCTGCGGTATCAAGACTGCCTACGAAACCATCTTTGAACGATGCAGCAAAGCCATAGATAGACTGGTAGGTGGTTGGTACATAGTTACTAAGGCGGCGTTGGATATCACTGACATTCATCTTACTCATCAGCGTCATCAAAGCATGAGTGCTGTTACGGGATTGTATAAACAAATCCTCAGTCACACCGTAGTTCAATAACCCATCCCGCACTGTAGGATCCAAAGCAATTTTTTCATTGAACCATGTCTTATAGTCAAAGTTACGATCAAAGGATTCAACAAGGGCAACCATGTCAGCTGTGCTGGTTGAAGGCAGTTCACCAGTTTCTTTCTCAAGGTCTGTTAACAACTCAGTGTTATCAAAGCCCATGCTTCGGAGAACCCGAAGACCATCTCCACCCATACGTTGTAAAGCAGGTACAACTGTAGGAGATAAAACTGATGGTGCTGCAGGATTATAATCCATTGCAGTATCATAAACTGTCATTGCCATATCAGCAATACCACCAACAATGTTACCAAACCAACCCTGTCCTCGGTAATAGTTAGCGATGTTGGTGTCTGGAACTACCAAGGTATTATTATGTCGTGCCTTCATGTATGCAATCTTAGACATAGACTGGGTAATTAAATCACCCATTCCTTCTTGTTGCAAGCGTTCTTCAGGTTGCATCATCAAGTCATTCAACTTAGTTTGCTCACGGGCAATCCCTGCGTCATTGATATCTTCATCAGCAACTGCTACAGGTTGCATAGCAGCTTGACCAATAAGTTGTCTTAGAAACAGTCCCTGTGAGGGATCTTTACCAAGGGTAACCAACGAGTTGTTCAGCACATTAGCAAAGGCAAGAGACTGGATCTGATTCAAGGTTCGTGATTCTGCTTCAGTAGGTTCACCTGTAAACCTAGGTTTTACTCCCCAGTTTATAGGATCAGATATACCCTTTGGATCAAACAACAGGTTTTCTTCAGTACCTTGGTTAGGTGCAAAGTATGTATTCTGTTGATAATCCTGATAGAACGGGAATGCCTTAGGACGTTCATTACGATCATAACTTGATTCGGTATAAAGGTTCTTCATTATTTAGTTTGATTCCAAAGGTTTGCTTCTGTTTTTCTGCGCTTGACCAATCCTTGTAGGACAACTAACTTACCGCTTGTTTGTGAAGTGGCTTTGTTGTACAAGGGCAGGATTGCTGGTATTTTGTACCAAGTGAGTGGACTCTTTAGGGCTGCAGTAATTGTTTCTCGGTTCTTTGCTCCATAGAAGTTAGGACCCATATTATAAGCAAATGAGATCAATGCTGCTTGTTGATTAGCATTCATCTTATCCCACTTAGGGATTGTATTACGTAGAGTTGGGATGACGGTGTTGTAGGTGTAATGACGGACGTACATATCAGCTTTAGTTGCATCAATAACATCTCCTTTTTTAACAGGAGTACCATCTGGGTGTGTTGTTGATCCTGCTCCAACAGTCCACTTTCCATCTTTGTTATATGCTTTGGCTTCAAACCCTTCGTAGGTTTTGATGACATCAAACCAAAGCTTCTCACGGGTTTTGATAGATGTTGTTTGTTCTACCTCCAGTGCTTTAGCATAGGTAGTTGCTTTCTCTACCGTACTGAAGATACCAAAGTGTTGACCTGTCTTAGTGTATTCAGCCACAGCTGCTTTAGAGTCCATAGGCTTACCATTTTTAACTGTAGGAATAAGAACTGTAGGACCACCCTTTGTCTGATAGGGCATCATAGCTACTGATAACAAGCTACCGTTAGCTTGTACAGAGACTGGGTAGGTGACGGTTGAAACCTGAACCGTTGGTTCTTCAACATCAGGTCTGTTCTTAGGTTCACCTACAGCAGCAGGAGCAATTGTAACAAAGTCTTTAGCTGGTGCGGCAATTGCTGCGGGGATTGCTGACTGTGCTTCAGCAGCCATATGTTCCTTATGCAACAACTCTACAGCTGTCAGAGTAATGTTCTTGATCTTACCTGCAGGAGCTGCTTCGATGGTCTTCTGCAATTCCAGTGTTTGATCGTGACTCAGGTTGTTTACAACATCCTCATCCATACCAAAGAAACTGTAGAAGGCAGCACGTAGGGCAATACCTGCAGCTCGTGCTGATTTACTAAGATCAATGTCATTATCTCCACCAAACTCCTTGTATACAGCTAGCTCAGCTGCAACTATAGGATCTTTTATCTTGTTTTTAATATCATCTCCGCTTACACCAAAGAAATCAGAGGCATAAGCACCTAATGCAACACCTGCAGCTCGGGCTGAAGTAGTACGATCAATATTACCGTCTCGACCAAACTCTTTGTATACAGCCATCTGAGCTGCAAACATAGGTTCCATCATTTTGCTTCGTACCCACAAACCAAAATCATTAGCTGACTGTCTCTTTTCATTTTCCATAGCACCAACAGGAGTATTTTGTTTCCAGTTTTCCATTTCAGTAATAATATTACCCATCTTAGCTGGAGTTTCTCCTACTACTTCAGCAACCCTAGCTGGAATTTCTTTAATTGTTTTTAAGTCAGCTGCAAGAACCCTAGAGATATCACTTTGGATTGCAACCATTTGTTTCTCAGCTACGTATGCATCTGTAGAGACACTAGGTATGACTTTATTTGACTGTGCTGCAGAAATAAAGAGACGGTGTAAGCGGTTCTGCTCGAATGCCTTCGTCAAGTCTGTAGACTTGCCCGTAGCAGCTTGTGCTGGCGTACCCTTGGTTCCTGTGGTCTTGGTGACGTTATCATAGCGAGGACCCCACCCATTCCATCCACCCTGTGGTGCTGGTGCAAGGGTTCGTTCTGTGGTTGTGACCATCGTATCTGGAATAGCTTCTACGGCTGGTGTGATTTGATCAGCTGCTGAGTGATACAGTACGTAGTCAGGGGATGAAGGTGCAGTCATAAAGGCATAGTACTCGGATGTACCTTTCTTTGTGTAGATACTGTTACCTGCTTCAATCAGTCCTTCCATCTTGGGGATAAACTCAGAAGAGTTCTCGTTATAGAGAATCATGCCAAACTTAGGACCCATAGGGATTGTGTCGGGAAAGATTTCCTGAAGTTGGTTGGTATCATCTTCTGTTACATTGGGAGTTGTACTAGGCTTATAGCCCTTGAACAGCGGTGCAGTTGATGCTCGATATTCCTTCATGTTGTAGCCCAAGTCAAACTCACTGTTACTACGGTAGCTGTGGGCGACTTCAAACAACAACGCCAAGTGATCACTGACGGTCTCAAGACCAAGACCCTTAGCCTTTGCCATAACTACTTCCATCATGGCTGGGGTAAACAAAGCATCATTAAACTTACCTTCACCAGAACCAGTACGCAACTCACCTGTGTTAGGCTGAGTTGCTCGTCGGTAATCTGTAGTAATTGTATCAAGCACATTAGTTCCTGCAGCATCATCCTTAAAATCAGGATCAAGCTTCTGGAAGAATACTCGAGCTGCTTTATTTTCTGGGAGATCTAGTTGGATCATGAGATCAACATCTGAAAGAACCTTAGGATTCTTAAGACCCCGTGATGCATAGTACTCTCTAAAATTAACTTTATTTTTGGCAACAGCACCAGCTGGGATTGCATCAATAGCTCGAACATCATCAGTAGCTCCTGTGTCTGTTCGACTAGGAAATCCCGCTCCCCTAATGACAGTCTCACGGTTACTAAAGGAACCTTCAGCCCGTGCTTCAATTATGTCTTGTATGTTTAAGTTTAGGTTTCGTTCTGTGTTTTCAACAAGTTGATTCTTATCATTCAGGATACGTTGACCAATGCGAACTATAGGGGTGTTATTGTTGTCACGTTGACGGGGCATCCAGCCACCTTTTGAATCTAGGTTATCCCTAGAGGTCACATAATCAACAAGGTTCACGTTAGTTCCATCAACAGTCTGAGCAGAAATTACTCTAAAAGACACAGGGATGCCTGAATTGTTTCCTTCTAGTTGAGATATGTCTGAGATATCTAGTTCCATCTCCCAGTACTCAGCTGGAGGGATCATCTGCCAAGCCTCACCAGCAAGTTGGACCTGCTCCTCTATGGGCAAAGCACGAACCTTGGCTGCTGCGTCTGGGGTGTTAGGTACAAGACCCATAGGTCCGTAGAATTCTGGATTAGCTGCGAACGCAGCACGAGCTAACTCACCATCACTGAGACCGTTCTTAGCTATAGTAGTTCCTCTGCGGGTTACGCTGGTTTGACCAACACCGCCAAGCACAGCACGAATGACTTGCTTGTCAGCGGAAGGATTCCACAGTCCTATGTAAGTAATTTGTTTAGCAATAACCTGTTCTTCTGTATCTGTATGAAGAACTTTGCAGCCGTTGGTTCCACGTAGTTCAGCCTGAGCTATAATTTTACTCTTCTCTCCCTTATTAAGATCCATGTATTCTTTTTTCTGGAGATCAGTAAGCTTAGCAGAATTAATGATGCTATTCAAGCCTTCAACTGATCTATCAACTGACTTCAAAGACTTAGAGCTAATGACCACACCATCAATAACACTCAGGTCAGCTGCTTCAAACTCAGCAGGAACAAAAGAAGTTTTCATAAACTCATTGATCTCTTCACTGCGTAGTTTGTCTGTAGCTTCTGTACCACCTCGGGTAATAGTTGGGTTCGACATGACAGCAAGGTAAGCACGAACAATCATAATCTTCATCTGAGGATTCCTGTACAAGAAATCAACAATAGATTCATTACTAGTTCCTTCGCCAGCTACTCTGACATCCTTATTGTTTTCATCCGTAGTGTAAGTATCAAGGTTTACCCCAGAATATTGAGCTGCAAAGCGAACAACTGCATTAGTGATGGTTGCCAAAGCTGTTTGGTCTTGACCTGTACCGAAGATGGTTTCTTCATTACCTAAGAAATCATTACGACCTTCCATTACCAACCCCTTAGCACCACGTTTTACACTGTTTAGATACTTATAGGCAATCTCTAATGCCTTAGGATTGTTAAAGTCATTAACTTGAAACTTTTTTAGCATCTCTAACGTAGCAGAACTACGAGACATGCTGCTCATTACACTGAGGCGCATAACTTGGTCTGCTGAGAAAGCTGGACTGCCATCAGCATTTTGTAATGCAGCAATTGCCCGAACATCAACATAGCGCAATTGGTTCATTGCTATCAATGCATCACTATCAGAGAGTCTATCTGTGATAAGATCCTTGTATGCCCTCTGGGCTGCAGGAAGGATGTTCTTACCTGTAGCACTGGTCTGGTTACCACCCTCAGCTTCTACTTGGGAAATAGTGCGTAAGTGGTCTTCGCCTAAGACTGCTAGGTCTGCTTGTTTGTTGATGTATAATTCTTTATCTTTACCTTCAACTAACACAGGCTGTCCAAATTCATCCTTTAAGATCTGCCCTGCAGCATCTCGACCAAACGCAGTACCATCCTTACCCACAGGCAGTATAGACTTGCCACCGTTTGTTGTGACAGGGTTCATACCATTGATCATTGGGTTATAGGGAATATTTGCCATCTCTTCCCTTGTCAGGGAAGGTTGTCTGCTGCCCGTTGGTCCGTTGCCAGCAGCAAACCTAGCCCTGTTTTCGTTCTTCTCAATTAAATTTTGTTGAGCTTCTGCCATATTATACATGATCTTTGTGATATTGTTCTCAATATCATAGTAACTTTTACGGGTCTGTAGGGCTAGGCGACGATACTTGCTGCCAATATCACTGAGGTCAGGATTGCCCTGAGTGAACCGATCATAATCTTCATCACCAAGAACACTTCTAGCCTGTTCATCATACTTTACCTTGAGATCTTCATATCCCTTATTCAGTATCACTTGATCCTCTTGGGTCAAGTCAGTACCTGCAATCTCTGCTTGCTTGAGTCGAATCTGAAAGTTCTGATACAAATCATCAGTCTTGTCCTGTAGATCATAACCAATAGCTTGGATAGATGCATCTTTACCTTCAATAACATTATCCAAGGTTTCCGTATACAACTTACCTGCAACATTAAAAGCTTCAGCACCTAAAGCATACCACGCAACTCCATTATCTAAAGCAAGAGCTGGGTTAATAGGGTTTACTATTACGGTTGGATCTTCCCTGTAGTCTACAATAGGAGATGCTCCCATGCCGACAGATGATTGTGGACCTTGTTCAAAGATTGTTTGTTGAAGAGGCTGAAGTGGAGGCATTATTTCTGTTCCTTATTTTTTTCAAATAGATGACCATAAGTGACCATAGATTGATAGATTGTTCTTATTAAATCTTTTTCAGAGGTTATTCTGCCAGAAGAAATCTCTCCTTGAATACCTTGTTTTAGTTTATCATAATTAGTAACGTTAGGTAACATAGCAAAGGCTGTATTCCATTTATCAATACCAAAAGCACCAGTTGTTAAATACTCAGTAGCGACTGCTTCTCCTGTGCGTTCTTGTGCTTGAATCTTGTTTCGGTTTAACGCAAGATTTCCTTCAACAGCTCTTCGGATAATGTTAGGAGCAATACCACGAACAACACTTTGTTCTTCCAAAGAAGGAGATGCGTCAATATCTTTTTTAAAAATCTCAGTTCTATCTTTAATACCAAAGGCTGGGTAGAATTGACCATCTTCATTATAAACACCTATACGACCTTGAACAACTGTACCCAATTCTAAAAGATTTAGTTGTTCCAATTTAACAGCATCTTCTGTATGGGTATCTATAGACACATCAGGATCTAACTGAGCCTTAGCAGCAAAGTGAGAAGCCCTGAGATCTAAATCTTTCATATAGACTTGTTGTGATTTAGAGTAGTTTGAGTTAGCAACGTTTGCACTAAGTTCACCTAAAATAGGATCTAATTCTTTACGTGCCCATGCTGGTGTATTCACCAACCTATCCCTTAGGAAATACTCCTTACCAACATTACTACCAATAACATCTAACTCTCTCTTAGTAACATCTACGAAATCTCTTTTAGCCCCAACAATACCTTCAGGATGCATCTGTTCATAAGTCTTCCAATAGATGTCCTTTGTTGCTGGATCCATGTTCTCAGGTTTGTTTTGTTTCTTCCAGAAATCAAATCTTTCTCCTGCTTCTGATGGATACATTTGCATTGCAAGATCAGTTGATTCTTTTAGTCTAGCTGTAGCTTGTTTTGATAAACCTTCTTCAATGTTTGTTGGGTTTGTGTTTGTAGTTGTAACTGGCATAGATGCAGAAGCAATATTCTGCAGTTCATTGTAAAAGTTATTGTTTAGTTGTGACATATTTTATCCTTATTGTCGTGGTCCAACAAAATATGGAGACGCTGTATAATCACCATCACCACCACCACCACCACCATACTGTAGGTTTGCTGAGTAACCAGCAGCAACACCTTGGATGCCCGCACTAATAAGACCTGTGGTTAATGCACTTGATGATGAATCTGCAATACCCCCAGTAACTGGTAGAAAGACTGATTGTTCTTGAAAAGAAAATTGTCTTTGCCCCAGCTTTTGGCTTTGTTGATTTTCAATATCCTTATAGGATTGCCTATAGTTTGTCTTAAGTGCAATCATGTTTGCACTGACTGCTGACATGTTTTGTCGTAACAATGCTCTTGCTGTACCTGAGGTTGACCCCATACCACGTGCTTGCATTGTTCCAAGAAACTGAGCATTGGTTGCTGCAGTTTGCTTTGATAAGGTTCCCTTTGCATTCTGAAAGTTCTTATCTAAATACAATTCAGCTAGTGCTCGATCTGTATTAGCACCACGTTCAATCAGTGCATTTCTTTCTAGGTTTGCTTGGAACTGACGCATCTGATTTCGTTGCTCAGCTGCATGTGCCCATTCATTCTTAAAATTAGCTTGTTGTTGTTGTAGTTTTTGTGCTTGTGCTTGCGCTGATGCTGCTGAGCTTGCTGAAAAAGCACCCATTACTCCTTGCGCTAAAGCAAGCCCACCCATTACTCCTGCTGCTACTCCCATTAGTTATCCTCCTGTAAGAATTTAATTATATTGTCTATTTCGTTATTTAGATTCTCAGTATAAACTATCATAGTCTTTTCTAAGTCTCTTGTTGTTAGCCATTCATTCATTGCTGTAATGTACATTGATAAGACTGCTTTAGATGTCCATTCAGGTTTCCACAGTGATGCACATTTCGGCAGCAGTAACTCATCTTTTAAAACTTTATCCATTGACTTTAGTTGTGCTTTGGTATCAGCTCGTTCTAACACCACAACCTTATTGACATTTGTGTTATGCCAGATACCCCATAACTTACTGATGCCTGTGGTTGGCATTGGTTCATCAGGGTCTAACTCCCAGTAACCTTGTGGGTTATGTTTGGGCACTAATAGGTCAGGTAGGAATTTATGACCATTGACCTTAAGCCCTGCTTCTTGCAGTTTGCCCATGACCCACGATGTCCCTGTGCGGGGACCGATGCCTGTGACTGCATTCATTGTCTCCTCTTTAGTATTGAAGTACCAAACTTAGATTTTTTCTTTCCAACTTCTTGACCATTCAATAACACAGCTCCACTGATGCGCTCTCCAAGTAAACCTAATGATCTTTTATTGGACATCCAGTCTTTAGTGATCTTTTTTTGTTCATCAGATTGATTCTTTTTAATAGCGGTATCAGGATCAATTGCAATGGCATCAGCCCAATAAGACACAGCAGCAGATAATACGTCAATTCTATCGTCATGTTTTAATGACCCCCGTCTTTCTGTTATTCTCGTTATTTGTATTTGATTTTCTTTGTCTTGAATTGCTTTCGTATCAAACACTAAACGATGCTGAGCAAACACAGGCTCCAGTGTCCGCAAGATACGACTCTCCTTATTCCCAGTTACTTTGTATTCCTTGATGGCAACTTGCCCACAAGAAGATGCAACGACTGGTTTCAGTATCTGACCAAACATACCATCACCATAGTTTGATTCATAACTGATCTTCTTTATCTTGTATTGGATAACTAACTTACATATCTTTTGTAAAGTAATATTATCATATCCTCCTTGAAGACCAAACAACTCATGTACCACAATGTAACCATTGACAAAGGATGCCACACATAAAGCTGTCTCATCTTCTCCTCGACCTGATGGATCAATAAACAATACTGTTTCCATATAATCAGTATGATCCGAAGATACCCACATGGGTTCATAACAGATATCACCACGCATACCAAAGGATGCAACTCTTTTATTCTGTGTTGAGTTTGACCAAGTTACTTTAGTAGGAAAGATATCAACATCAACATCTAATACTAACAAGTCTGCAAGATGGAGGGGATATCGTTTACTGTCGGATGAACTTGTATCAAGCTTATAGTGCAATGCAAATAAGCTGGGACCAATCTTTGCTTCAATCTCCAACAGTCTTTCATCAGAGAATCTTTCTACTTGAGTTGATTGACCCGCTTCTAATTCTAAACCAAGGATATACTTATGAACATTCTCACAATCCTGAGGAGATGTTATATCAGGCATAACAGCAGGAAACTTAACAACTGTATATAGACTTGCAAGTTTATTGTATATAGAGTCTTTTGTTTGAGGTGTCCCTAGGAATCTGATAGTTGCATCATCTATTTTGTTTCTTACATTCTCTAACTCCATACACCTATCCCATAACTTTTCACGGGATGCAGGGCTATCGGAGTTCTCAGGTACTTCTATATCATCACACAAGATATCATCTGCATGGGATCCTGTGATCTGACTGGTGATACCTTTTGCGGATACCGAAAGATCTTGGCTGATTCTAGTACGACCATGTACATTAAACCCGAATGCCGAATCCTTCTCAAACTCCTGAGGAATCAAATGTTGCATATACGGAACTAAAGCTAGGGTCTGACGAACCTGAGATACAAACTTAATAGCCTTATCCCCAGCAGCTGAAAGAACAAGTTGAGTTCTGTTAATATCTTTAAGAATCTTCCAAGACACAAAGCAAGCATTGATAACAGACTTACCATCCCCACGACCAGCTTGCATTAAAAAGTCATTACTGCCGTTCTGAAGAACCTCTGCCATAGCATACTGCTTTGGGGTAGGTAACCCAAGACCTAAATACTTGAAACAAAAATATAGATGATTTCTAAAGTCATCTAACACCTCTTGAGGTACATTCATTAGTATCCTTTCTAGGATCTACTGTGTTGCGTTTCTTATGTTACCCTAAGAAGCTGTAGCCATTTAGGAACAAACGCACCACAGGTCACCTCAGCCTTACTGAAGGGGTGCTGGGTTTGTAGAGGCAAACTTAAAGGGAACAGAAGCAGCCATCTTCCGCTCAACCGCTTCCATTGAATCACTTGGAATACTGTCCAATAACTCTCTATTGTCCTGCATGACTCCACGGATTACTTGATATAATCCAGGACCACACTTAGAACTGTCGGATAGATCCTCCAGTAATGCGTTCAGCAGCTTATCATAAATCCTATTAACTGTTTGTTTACGACTCATTCTTTAGTGCCTTTCTTAATGAAGGTGACATAGGACCAACCCAATACAACAACTAATACAGGTACATACCACAACACCCAGTAGTAACTAGGCTTATCAATCCCATGGGTAATAACGGTTTCCATGACCGATGGTCGAGATGCATCAGGGACAAGAATAGGGACTGTGGAACAGCCAACTAAACACATTAAAGATAGAATATATTTCATGATTTATTTCCTGCTGCTGCGGTTCCAAAGTAAAAGCCCACTAGGGATACCAAGATTTGACGATTCTCAGACGTGTAAAGAAACCCATTTACCTCAACAAAAACCTTACGGCTGTATTGGGGAATGATACCAAACAAACCTTCTGGGTTAACTGTATCGACTTCTACAAAGGTAGGGACCCCAAAGAAAGGCAATACAAATGGAGCCACAATGGTTCCAAACAACACAACCAACACAATGGTCTGACGGACAACCTTACCAACATCTAATGGAACCCTGAGGGCTGCCTTGTCTTGGTTCTCGGTTGTTTGTTTATTGACTGCAAGTAGTTGAACAAACATTTCCTTTTGATCTGATGCTCGTTGAGCAAGGTATCGAAAGACAAACCCAGCTAAACCACCACCTAACAAACTGATTAACTCTAATGGCATTATCGAATACTCCTTTTCTCTA